ACAAAGCAGAACAGAATGTTTCATTCAACGGAAACCGCCTTGTATTCAGGTCTATGGACAATCCGGAGAAGATAAAGTCGTCCGAATATAACTACATTTGGCTGGAAGAAGCAACAGATTTCTCGGTTGACGACTTCAGGCAGGTGGCGTTGAGGCTAAGAAGAGCGACAGATACTGAAAATCGCCTCTATTTGAGTTTTAACCCGATCTCAACGATGAACTGGGTGTACAAGACTTTCTTTGAAAAGCAGTACCCGAACTCGGCAAAACTAAAGACCACGTATCAAGACAATCCTTTCTTGCCTGACGATTACGTGAATTCTTTGGTGGGCTTGAAGGACCAAGACGAGAATTACTACTTGATATACGCTCTAGGAGAGTTCGGTGTACTGAAAAATCTTATCTATAACTTCCCGGTTGTCGATACTATTCCAGCTCATTTTGATGAGATATTCTGGGGGCTTGATTTCGGGTTCAACAATCCCACTGCCTTGGTAAAAGTAGGTCTCTACGATGACGTTTACTACGTGATAGGTGAGGTATATAGGCAAGGATTAACCAACTCTGACCTAATAACCATACTCAACGAAAAAGTGGCAAGAAACGAAAGTATATACGCAGATTCGGCAGAGCCAGCGAGAATAGAGGAAATCGCAAGGGAAGGGTTTCGAGTGTATCCGGCAAAGAAAAGCGTTCGAGACGGAATCGATTTCTTGAAGTCTCAAACGGTGAAAGTCTATCAGCAATGTGTGAATGTACTAAAGGAAAGCCAAACGTACAAATGGAAAGAGGATAAGAATGGGAATGTGTTGGACGAACCAGTGAAGTTTAACGATCATGCGATGGATGCTATTCGTTATGCGATCTATTCGCAGGCTCAAACGAACAAGATAAGCACTGCTAGAATCGATTTGTGAGGTGTCCAATGAATAATGCAGCGATCGGTAGGTTCTCTGATTTGCTCGCTTCGTATCTAGGAGAATATGACGAGCAGTTTTGTAAGAAAAACTCGCTCTTTCTCTCATATGACGCAGACGGCAGGCTTGCTCATACAACCAGACCAGTGGTCAAGTTGCAGGAGGAGATCATAGGTACCGACTTGAACTTCATTTTAGGCGAGTACCAAACGATAAACTCAGAGCAGGAAACTCCCGAACTTGACGAGATTCTTCAAAGAAGCGAATGGGATAAGATCAAACGGCTTGCGATAATGCAGGGGTTAATTCTTGGCACGACTGCTCTGAAGGTAGGAAGAGACGAAGAAGGAAAGGTAAAGATAGGGTTAGTTAGGCTGACGCAGGATTACTTGTATCCAAGAAAAGAGAAAGGCGAAATCGTTGAATGGAATCTAGTAAGCAATGGCGTTCAGGAAAGTTTCACGAAGGATAGGTACACAAGGAGCGGTAACAATCCAATGGATGTGCCCAACCAGTACAAAAGATTCTGGATATTCGTAATCCAGAATAGACCCTCGCTACTTGGCGATTGGCAGGGAGAATCGGAATGGGAAACGATAGAACCGATTATCAATGAAATCAATTCGATTCAATCTCGAATCTCAAGGATAGAGGATATATACGCAAACCCGAAAGTGTTAGTTACAGGTTCGGACAAAGCGTCTTTCTCGAAAGATGACAATGTATGGTTCATACGAGATGCGCAAGGCTCGATCTCAATTCTTGAGTATCGAGGGGATGTAATGACGACAATGCAGAATCGAGTTAACTTCCTTCTCGATGTTCTCAAGATGAAATGCCCTGAGCTGATGCTTAACGATCTCGGTCCAGTTTCAGGGTATGCGCTAAAGCTAAAGATGCAGAGGCTGATAAAGAAGATCGGGCAATTGAAGGAGACGTACTTCCACGCCTTTGAGGAGATACTAAGCCTCGCATATGAGATGGAAACCGGGAAGAAAGTCGATTTCACGATAGTTTCCGACTTGACGATTCCAACTGACACCCAGACTCTCATTACCGAAATGGTAACGCTGAATAGCATGGATATAGTATCGAGGAGGACGATTGCCGAGGAGCTTGGATATAATTTTGATGAGGAGCAAAAGAGGCTATCTGAAGAATCGAAGTTTTTCGAGGTGAGCGATGAATTACGACAGACTGACAACGCAAACCCTGAACAGAATACGTAGAGATCAGGAAAAGTACATAAAGGAGCTTCAAGACCTCCTCGAGTCAGGACAAACGCTCACGCCGAAAACGGTTAAGACAAAAATCAGAAGAGCAAAAGAAAGACTCGGAGATTTCGAGAAGGAAGCTCTAAAGGAAGTCAAGGATGCCATAGAGAAGGCGTATAGTGGCGCTCTAAACGAAGTTTCTGATGAGCTAGGTATAAGGCTCAATATAGATGCTATCTCGCCAAGGGAGCTTGAAGAACTCGAAGATTTCGGGTCGTACTATATGCACAACTATTCAGATGAAGTTATTAAAAGCGTGCAGATGCAGCTTCAGGTAGGGATGCTCAACGGCGAAAGTGTCTCTGATGCATATGAAAGGATACGACCGATAGGTAATGCGGTAGCGAGACCGAGGGTAATGATACGAGATCAGGTCTCTCTTGCTAGGCAGAGAGCTATTGTATCCGCTTATGGAGCGACAGGGCATCCGCAAGACTTCGATTACTACTGGGACGGTCCAGACGATGAGAGGACCACCGAGGTATGTGCGGAGAGGAAGGCACACAATCCTTATACTTGGGAAGACGTCAAGAATATGGACCCTCATCCTCACATTCAGTGCAGGCACAGATGGAGAGCCGTTCCTAAGCAAAGGGTTACTGCTAAGAAGGTTGTCGAGGTTGACGATGAGTTTGTTCCAGACTTTGCACCTCCTGATGACAAATACGCCGTTAATAAGGATTTGGAGGCTGAGTTAAAGAAAGAGGCAAAAGAGGCTTTTGATAATGTCCCTGAAGGTTATAAGCCGTTGGTTAAAGAGTCTATGCAGGCGTATTCCGAGGATGCTTTTGCAGATATGAACGGTATGCTAAGACAAGAGATAGGTCCGTTTGATGATTATGAGTTATTGACTGATGCTTGGGGCGGAAGAGAGGACATTGAGGACTACATTTCCGGTTTACATATGGTGGCAGAAAAGAGCAGCGCGAAGCATAATTTTATAACGTGGAGAGGAACTTCTAGCAAGGAATTGGACGCGCTGCTTGCTCCCTTAGATGATGTTAAGGACTTAGATAAGTTAATAGGGCAGTCGTTTACAGATAAGGGATTTTGCTCGACCTCGATACAGAAAGCACATGCGGAGTACTTCTCTAGTGGCCAACAGTATTTTCTGGAGATTGAAGTGCCTAAGGGAGCTAAAGGCGTATATTTAGAGCCGTTTTCAATGCACCCTGGTGAGAAGGAGTTTGTGCTTCAAAGTAGGACACGGTTCACAATAAAGGATATTAAGCGGAGAAAAGACGGAAAAGGCTACAATCTGATAGTTAGGGTGGTGGTAGAGTGAAGAAAGACGATATGGTTATGGAGTTTGGGCAGTGTGTTTTCTGTATTCATAACCGGGGAAGAGGAAAGTGCGATGTGTTTCCGGAAGAGGTTCCGTTGGATATTGTGCTTAATAAAGTGGATCACCGGAGACCGATTAAAGGGGATCACGGAATCCGGTTTGAGCTAGATCCGAAACTAAAGAAACTATTTGAGAAACAGAAACCGTTTAAGGAATTTGATAAAGAGTAGTGATGCAAGACACCTCCTTTGTGGTCCGAACGCTCGGAACGGCGAAAGTGGGTTCGACTCCCACTCCGGGCGTAAGCCAACCGAAAGGTTGAGTATTAAGTTGCGTTTCTTGTGTTGACTCTTTCTGTAAACAGAGATTAGAAAGGCTGCTCGCCGAGGTTCGACTCCTCGGGTCTCTGTTAGCCAGCTGAAAGGCTGAGTATTACCGGCAAGAAGGGCGTATAACGTCCTATTTTCACGTGAGAAAAGGAGCATAACATGATTACAAGATTAGGGGAACATCTTCTGTCGCTGGATGCTGACACCGTTACTGGGGGCAGCGGAGGAGCAGAACCTGAGAACCAGAATAATGAACCTACGGGGGCAGGATCTGGGGCTGAGGAAAAGATCACTCTAACACAAAAAGAACTCAACGAAAGGTTGCAAAAAGAAGCAGACAGGCGAGTAACAGAGGCAATGAAGAAGTGGGAGAAGAAACTAGAAGAAGAGAAGGAAAAGCAAGCCGAGGAATTAAGAAAGAAGGAAATGGAAAAGATGTCTGAGGCTGAGAGGGCTGCTGCCGAACTCAAGGAAAAACAGGAGAAGATAGCAAAGAAGGAAGCAGAACTCAAGAGAAAAGAACTCGACATCGAGACTTCCAATCTTCTGGTTGAGAAGAATCTTCCAAAAGAACTCGTCTCTCTCTTCGCTGATGTTCTTGATGCAGATAAGAGAAACGCCGCTATTGAACTGATTGAAGTAACCGTGAAGAAAAGCGTGGAAGAAAGAATCAAACAGATGGAGAGAGGAACTTTCTCGCCCGAGACAGAGATAAGCTCATACGTGAGAAAGAGACCTCAAACAATTTTTGACAAGATCAAAGAAAAAAGGGAGTGATTGAATGGCTAGCAAGGAATTCCTAAGCGTTCCCGAATTCGTCAAAAGCGTTCACTATATGCTCGGAGGTCCGGGCACACTTGACCCTTCAGCCTCATGGGTTGACGAGAATGGCGATCCGATAGACTACGCGAAGAAAGGAACGGTACTTGGAAAGGCTACTGAAACCGGGCTACTGGTACCATACAACGATTCAGGCTCAGGTGGCGAAGACGTTGCGGTAGGTATTCTCTGGGAAGACATTTCGTTCGGAGAGAACGGGGAGAATGCAAGCGCAGTCTATATGATTCATGGAAGGGTTGATGAAAATCAGCTCATAGGGATAGACGCAAACGCAAAGGGTGATCTCAAGCACATAGTATTTGAGAGCGCAAAGGTTGGTGCTGTGCCTCTTTGGAGCACTTTGAGTGGTACTATCACTAACGCTGCTGGAGGGGCTGCTATCAGTGGAGCCGTGATTACTATAACACTGCCTGATGGTTCTAGTGTCTCTGGTACTACTGATACGGACGGGAAATACAAGATTGAGAATCTGCCATACGGAACGCTTGCGTATCTGGTAGAAGCAGCCGGTTTTAATGACGTCACTGGCACGGTAGAGATCGGCTATAATGAGGAAATTACCCTCGATGTCGAAATGACAGCCTCAGGAGGTTGATGACAGATGGCTTACGCATTGAAAGATTTTTTTGACGGTAGGGTTATCCTCCCATATCTGAAAGCAAGGGAAGAGAAACCGTACGTAACGGAGTCTATACTTCCATATAGACCGATTCCAGATCTTGAGTATGAGCACTTGGTTGGCGACTATCACAAGCCTATACTAGCTTCTTTTGTTGCCTTCGGTGATGAGGGAGTTTACAGGGGCAGAGACGGAATCTCAAAGTTTGTCGAGAAGCTGAGACCAATTAAGCAGTCGATGAAGCTTGACGGAGAGCTGTATATAAAGTACAGAACGGCAAGCAACGTTGACCCGCTCATTTCAAGATTGTTCGATGATATTGGTCTCGTCTATGACGGTGTGAGAGCGAGAACCGAAGCGATGAGATGCCAGATACTGTCTAGCGGGAAGCTTAAGGTATCGGAGAACGGAGTAAAGTTTACCGTTGATTATGGAGTGCCAGCAGAAAACAAGGTTACTCCAACAATTAAGTGGTCCGATACCACAAACGCTAAGCCCATAACCGATATGCTCAATTGGCTTGAGAATCTTGACTGGACTCCTGTTGGCGGGATAGTCTCATCAACGATAATGAGATATATCCTCCAGAACGAGAACGTCAAGACAATGGTTTGGGGTTCGGATAAGGCTGACAGACCTCTTGCTCCAAGCATTCTCAACGACTTTCTCATGACGTACGATCTCCCACCCCTAGTGGTTAACAAGGATAAGGTCAGAGACATAGACAAGAATGAAATAAGTCTATGGACTGAGAACGTCATGACGTGGGTTGGAGACGAAATCGGAGACACCCTGATGGGTCCGACTGAGGAATCGGTGCTTGGTAAAGGCATCGTCAGAAGCGAGAACGGTATGTTCGTTCAGGTGTATGAGCAGGAGAAGCCTGTCGGTATATTCACGACTGGAACTGCTACCTCTCTCGTTGCTCTCCCAGGCGCTGATAAGATACTCATAGCTACTGTAATCTAAAGGGAGGCGGAAGCCTCCCTTTCCTCTGGTGGTGATGATATGACGGAAGTCGAAAAGCTGAGGCTTTGGATAAGCGATCAAGAAGAGAAGATATTCACTACTGCTGAGCTTTCTGAGCTGCTGGCGCAGTATCCGAGCGATAGCGAAGAAGACAGGATTCAGAAGGCAAGAGCCGATGCCCTCGAAATCATCGCTTCTGACATACAAAAGTGGACTTCATACAGCGTTGGTGGGCAGTCGGAAACCTTTTCAAAAGTAGAGATCATGGAGATTGCGGCGAAGATAAAGAGGAGATACGGCTTTGTCGGTGGAAGGCTATGATGTGGAAATACAAGGATCTCACTCTGATATATGAAGGCAGGAAAACGACAAACCTTGAGACCGGCGAGGAAACGTATGAAGGAAGAATCGAGGAAAGCGTGAAAGGCATAATTGTTCCGATCTCCGCCGAAGATACAGCAAAGGGCTTTCAGATAGGATCGTTTGCTTGCTACTGTTCGCTGCCTTGGAAACCCACAATCGGCACTTGCTTTATACAGCACGATGACGACATATTTCATATCACCAAGGTTGAGTATTGGGAAGAGAAGGATCTTTACGTGCTGGAGCTGAGACTATGAGCTATGAGTTGGGGCTGACGAAGGAAAGCATAGAGGAATTTCAGAAGGCGTTGCAAGCGATAGGGGATAAGGCGAAGGAAGCGGCTACGAGAGGTCTTGGAAACGCTGCTGTTGAGTTAGAAGGCAAGGTTACTAAGAGGGTAGCCGAAAACTCTACCGACACGGGGCAATACCTTCAAAGCATTTCTCACGAGATAGAACCTCTGCTTTCTCAGGTCTTTGCTACTGCCGCCCATGCTCCATACGTAGAATTCGGGACCAGAGCGCATCGACCGCCTTTCAAACCGATCTATGAATGGGCGTGGCGGAAACGAAAAGATATAGGTTTGAAAGACAAAGAGGTTTCTGGCTTCGCAATGGCTGTTGTGGATAAGATCGCAAGGCAAGGGACAAAGCCAAAGCACGACTGGCTTGATTCGATAGAGGAAATGCAAAAAGATTTTGTTGACATTGTGATGCGAGAAGTCAGGGAGGCAATGAAATGAACGAGATAATGGGGAAGTTTGCAAAGTATCTCTCTGATAACCTAACTTTCGATGTTGTTGTGGAGGACACAGAGGACCTTCTTGCCAGAAAAGAGTATGTGCTTCTCGAATGGTTTTCTCGAACTCACGATGAAGCTGTTGGGAGTGAAACCCACGTCTTCAAAGCACACGTTCAGGCGTATTCTAAGAGCTCGAATCCGTATGCTCATATAAAGATGGCAGAAGAGATTCTGGCGATCCTTCCGCACAAGATTCTGCTGGGTTCCGATGTCGTAGATGTTGACAAGATAGTTAATTACATGGAATTAGACGGAGCGAGAAAAGCTGATATTCTCGTAACTCTAACTTCCAGAAAGGAGTGAGACGATGGCTGTAAAGAATCGGCGAGATGGAAAGCTAACGATAAAAGATGGCAGCACTGTACCTGTGGAGACCGTAGTTGAATTCATGGAATCTGATTTCTCGTACAATGAACCAGTGGCTAATGACCCTATCGCGATCAAGACGAGGAAGGGTGTGCTGGACCATGTGAAAAGAAATGATATGCACGCAGGATTTGGAGAGGTTTCCTTCTCTCTCAAGTACGTAAACAAGAACATCAAAGAGGCATTGTGCAACGCTGCTAACACAACAGCAGTGTCGAATGATAAAATCCCCGACAAGTATGTGTGCGTTAACTTGGTTTTTGAACTCATGAGTGAAGCTGGAACAGTTGAAGAGACACATACACTTCATAACTGCTATTTCAAGCGAGGACAGGTAACATACCAAGATGGGGACGAATACTCTACTTTGTCAGCGACTGGCATTATATTCGGAAAGTATGATGCAGCTGCACCAAGTAAGAGAACATTCGTTACCATTACATAGGCGGTGATATGATGGCTGTAAAGAATCGGCGAGACGGAGTATTGACCGTTAAAGACGGAGCGGCTAATTCCCAAGTAGTTACTTTCATGGAGTCCGATTTCACATACAACGAACCAGTCGAAGGAGATCCTATACCTATTATTGATCGCCAAGGCTATCTCGATCATCTAAAGCTGGGTGATCCCTTTGATGGATGGGGGCAGGTTTCATTTTCTCTAAAGTATGTGAACAAGACTATCCGAAACGCTCTCGTGTCTCCAGCGACTACCACGGCGGTAACGAACGATCAGATTCCCAGCGTGTACAAGTGCGTGAATCTTGAGTTCGTGCTTTACGACGAAGCGGGAAGCCCTGAAGAAAAGCACACGTTGTTTAACGTCTGGTTTAATCCGGGGAACGTCAGGTATTCCGAAGGCGATGAGTATTCTACGCTGTCTGCAACTGGCACTATTTTCGGAAAGTATGACGCAACAGCAGAGAACGACAGGAGATTCGTGCTGGTAGAGGATGTGAGCACATGATAAAGAGAATAATCGTCAAAGACATCAATGGTGAAGTAGTGGGCGAGTTTGAAAAGCCGTTGCGACACAAGATTTCAAGTGAACCTCTGATTGTAATCGACAACGGCAAGTTTCAAAAGATTGAAGATGTTGAGATAGTCGCAGTTGCGGAAAACATTGCTGTTGGTACGCCTGAAATGAAGAAAGCTCTTGGGATCAAAGAAGAGATAGTCGAAGAAAAAGTATAAGAGAGGGCTTAGTGCCCTCTCTTCTTGCGAGGTGAGTTATGGACACTTACACACGAAGAGAGTCAGAGATTGTTGTAGTGGAAGAAGATGTAGTTGATACTCCTGTTGTAGGGATTGAGAATATACATGGAATTAAACTTGAAAAGCCGCCGATGAGAATCTCCGGCACAACATTCGTCAATCTTCTCGGAAAGTACGGAAATTTTGAGACTGATAGTAATAGTGATGGTTTTGCTGATGGGTGGTCTGCATATGGATTAGACAGTTATGATATGCCAACAGGATTGTTTGGTGATTATTGCCAAAAAGTTAAACCAACATTATTGGAAAATGTATATCACAGGATAATGAAAAGTTTCACAGCGACAATTGGACACAAGTATTTATTTGTTGGATATGTAAAGTGTGGGAGTTCTAACATTAATACAGACAGTCGTGTTGGGATATCCGTATCATCCGGAAGCATGGTAGGTACTGATAAAACTTTAACAACAAGTTGGCAGAGGATAGCTATAAAAAGTGATGCAGCAACAACAACATCTGGATGGTTATATATTCATCTAGGTAGCCGTACTGCTCTTTATATAGCTGATGAGAATGATGAGTTCTATGTTGACGGTTTCCAACTCATCGATCTCACCGCACATGGCGCACTCGATCCTGTACGTCAACAGAAATACGGTGTTGCAAATTGGGAAGATTTAACCGAGGAGCAGCTCGAAGCCGAGATACCGTATTTTGACTCGGTACTTTCAGTCAATGTTGAAGATGGTACAGCTAGTGAATTGACTGTTGAAAATCGTGGGAAGAATTTAACATTTGCTAAAACATATGAGGATTTGGGATACTCAATTGAAACTATTGACGGTGAACGAGTAATTCCACTAAATTTTGGTGCAGTATATCAGTGGGCAAAACCATGTTCTCAATACATTATGTTTAATGTGGGTGGTGCTATACGTTTTATACCAATATATTTTAAGCCTTTGACTCAATATACATTCTCTTTTGAACTGTCTAAGCAAACAAATGTTGTTATAGCTATTGCTAGAATAGGATATACTGATGGTTCTTATGATGAAATACAAAGTTATTCTGATGAAAAAACATTAAAAACACTCACATCTGACTCAGAAAAAACTATTTTATATTTTGACGTTCATCATTCTATTCCGGGTAGCTATACTTATATTTATTTAGATTCTTTTCAAATAGAAGAAGGCACTTCTGCCACAGACTACGTACCACCACGCACAGACTCTATCACCATTCCCAGCGCAGCGGAGTTTCACGGCTTTGGCGGCGTGTTTAATGAATGGTCGAACAATAAGTTCATAAAGAGAGTTTCAAGGGAATCCAAGATTACCGACAGTTCTGGGAATCTTGCGCTAAGCGGGTACAGAAGCGGGACGAAAATCATAGTGATGAACGATGACACTGGTGAGGTTCAAGTGCTCGATGCAGCCGCTTCTGTGGCAACAGGCTGGAACTCTAAAGAAGTAACCGTCTGGTATATCCTCTCTAGTGCCCCTACAATCGAAGTAAAAGCCTCAGGGGGTATATATATATATGACGGCCAAAACAATGTTCTCTCGCCTAATTCTAAGGCTAATTTAGCTATGATGTTAGGAGTTACTACTGAAGGAACCGAAGAAACCAGAGCGTTTGTTAGAAATTTCTCTGTCAATTCTCGGGTGGAAAACATCAGGTTCAAACCTCATTTCTCAAGAAACGTGAAGACAATCCCAACGAGCAGAGAGTATTCAATCTCCTTTGATGATCCTATCCTTGACGGAAGCTGGGATTTCAAGCAGCATCAAGACAAGAGATTCACGATCAAAGAGACCGTTGATAATGAGACAGAGAGCATGGAGATCAAGTATCATGGATGCTTAGTCTCAGAGCTGGAAACCAGCGAAGACGATGTAATGGTACACCGTGTGAGCCTCGTTGCTGAAACGAAGGAGGTGTCGTGATGGTAATAATCAACGGAATCGATGTAACATACTGTATAGCGGATGAAGCATACGAGGTTGTGGAAACCCAAACCCGACCTGAATGGGTACGCAACTCTCTGACCGGGCGATTGTATCGTGAAGAAACTGGCATAGACGGAAAGATAGTGAGATTTCACGTAATGGGGCTGTTCCTTGATTCTGAGACCTACGAAGAATTGAAGAAAGTTTACCATTCTCGTGCGCTCATAACGTTTGAATCTCAAGACACTGATGGCGAGGTTTCCGCATACATGAAAGACGATGAATTTCGTTTCACAAAGAAGGCTGAGGATTTCTACGAAGGCACGATAGTAATTGAGGAAGTTGAGGCGATATGAGTGTAACGCATAGAGACTGCACTATAAGCGTGAGCGGGCTTACCACCACGCTTAGAGCTTTCGCTTCTAGCTTAAGGGAATCGGCGAAGCTGAATTTCTACAAGCACAAAAGGCTTGATGAGAAGGGCACTAGATATGAGGATCTGGGGGTTGACTATGAGATCAGCTTTGATGACGTCTTCTTCGAGCGTGAGTATGACGATCTTGAGCTTGCCGGGGAAGTAACGATAACGATAACGGACGGAACAGAAACAACAACATACAGCAATTGCAAGCTGATAGGGTATGATAAGGCAGATACCGATAAGGCAAGAAGGGCATCACCAAGATTCTCTTGCCGAAGCAAAACGTAGGAGGTAGGTATGAAATCACTGAAAGATCTAAAGGGCGTATTTGAGGCGAAGGAAGTTTTCAAGCTTGACATTTCGGGGAAGAAGGTAGAAGTCCCGGTAAAGTCTCTGGCTGTCAATTTTCAAGACGAGCTAGACGAGTATTTTCCATATCCGGACCCTCCCAAGAAACCGAACAAGAAGACTCATCAATTCGAGCCGGACTATGATGATCCAGGATACCTCAAAGATTGTGAGGCTATCGATCGCATCAGGATTTACGCCACGGTCGTACTGGCGATTGACGGAAACATCAAAGTGGACGGTGAGGAGTACGCTTTAGAAGGCGAGCCAGCTGATAAGGTAGAAGCGCTCATGGACACGAAAATTCCGTTAGGTCAGTGGTCGAAGATAGCGGAACGAATACAGGAAATATCCGGAATTGATGAGGATAGCTTTCGCACGAGCAAAGAAGAAACTAGGAGGAAACGCAGAAAATCCTAACATCCTGTACAAACTGTACGATATGGCTGCCGAATGGTGGCACACTCCATATGTGCGAGACCTCTTGTTGGGGCGACCAGAAAGCGAATGGAAATTCGACAGGGAGCAAGTGCTTGACTGGCTTGCATACTATCAGTTAAGAGCAGAAATAGAGGAAAAGAGAGCTAACAAGGGGGGGCAAGAATAGCTCCCTCTTTTTTTGTGGAGGTGTCTTATGGCGGATCTCCCAAGTCTGATAACTAGAATGCAAATGGAGACAACCGAATTTGATCGTGCCGCCGATCACGTAACAAAAAAAGTTAAAGAACTGAACGACAAGTTGGAGTCCACATTCAAGAGGATGGAAGACTTGGGGAAGAAAGCTGCTCTTGGATTGGGTGCGATAGCGGCATCTATGACTGGCGCAGTCTATGCCGCCGCAAAGTTGGAAACATCTCTAATGAGGCTTGAAGCCGCTGTTGGCGGCGATATTCAAGCAATCCAAAAACTTGAAGCAACGATCAAGAAATTGAACGCTAGCTCAGCAGATAACGAGATAACCATAAGAAACGTTACAGCGCAGGCGTACAACATGATGAGCCAGTTCGGTTTCACCGCCGATCAGGTTAGCAATCTCGTGGTACAAGGCGAAGCGTTTTCTACCGTATGGGGTACTGACCTTCAGTACACGATAGAGCAGTTTCTACGTGGTCTGGATGGTACTGGGCGAATGCTAAAGCTCTATGGTATCGAGGTTGACGATGTTGCTATAAAGCAAAAGATGATGGAGCAGGGGATAGGAGATCTCTATGATCGAATGTCCGAAGCCGAAAAAATGCAAATGCGGTACAACATCATCATGGAAGCGACACAGAACACTATGGAGAACTCGTCAAAGGCAAGCATCACACTTGAAAACACCATTCAAAGGCTAAAGAACTCATTTATAGAAGCGACTTCTAGGATAGGAATGCAATGGTTAGACGATGCTAGGGACACGCTGATAAGCATCGCTGAGAAGATAGAAACACTCGGTCAGTCCGATGCCTTTGCCCGATTGATAGGGAACTTGACAAAACTTGCACTTACAATTACCGGTGTGGGCGTTGTTATAGGCATTCTAGGCAAGGTAGGGAGCACTACACTTTCCGCTCTCTCACTTGCGGTGTATGTAGCAACGACACCATGGCTTCTGCTTACGACCGCCATAGTTACTGGCGCAGTGCTGATGATAAATAACCTAGATGAAATCACGGCAACGTGGAATAACTTCGTAGAAAGATGGAGGTCAGCAGACGCTTCTCCTGAGAGCCTAGCAGAATCGTGGAATACCTTGGTTAATGCGGTAAAAGTGGGAGACTGGAAAGTCGCACTCGAAGAAGGCATCACGCTAACTGTCTCAGGAATGAAGTTTGTATGGGAAGCTACAAACGAAGTCCTTGACGCCAACGGAATTAAGGCATACGCCTTAGATGATTGGAATGACCTCACGAAGAGCATAAACGAGGGCGATTGGCTCTCTGCTGTCAAGGCTGCGGGTCAGATTGGAGTTGACCTTATCTGGGGGACCGCCACTGTACTCGGGCAAAGCGTAGGAAGCATATTGAATGCCGACATGGCAAGATGGCAAAGCGTTCTCAATGAAGGAATGACCGATATTAAAGACAAGCTCGCTCAGAAGGATTTTCTTGGTGTCTTGACTGCGGCTGGAAAGATGGCGGTGGATCTCGTTATAGAAAGCTTCATGATAGCAGGCGAAGTGATCTCAAACATCTCAGAGTGGTTGAAAACAAAGGTCATAGGGCTGCTCTATCCAGACAGTGAAGCGGTTGACATAGGCTGGATTGAATTAGCAACTACTGCTTACATAGAGATTATCGACATTCTCAAAGGCGGTATTGAGTTTGCAGGTGGAGTGGTTGAAAAGTTTACTTTTGACATAGCAAACTGGGTACGTGAAAAGCTAGGCATAGAGAAGGCTATAACGGCGAATCTTGGGAATGACCTGACAATTATCTTGACTGGTACCGTGAGCGGTGCTAGGATCGGTCTTGAGTGGCTTACCGATAAGATGTCCGATATTAACAGGCAGTTAGAGCAGGCAATACAAAGGATTCAAGGAGTCGGGAATGTTTCAGAAGGAATGGTACTTGATGCTGACGTAGAAGCTATCTCAAATGAATTGAAGGCTTTCGGAAAGGCTGCCGGAAAGTTCGTGCAAGAAGGGTTTAGGTTGGGAATCAACCTTGTTGATGCTCTTTCCGTTGCAATCGAAGAAGCGATTGAAGGGCTTACTGGTTCTGAGACTCTGGGTAAGATAGCCGGTGGTGCTATACCGATATACTTTGCTGCAAAGCTGACAGGTTTAGACAAGTGGGCAGGTCAGATAATGCAAACATTGCTCTTTGCTGGAATTGTAAGAGGTGGCAGTGTTGCAAGCTCAGCACTTGGAGCAGTGGGTATGGCAGCGGGTTTTGTGCTGGCTATCGGAGTAACTTTTGATCGCATTCAAACCGCCATTGCAGCCGGAGAATTGAAAGATGCAATAAGAGATATTGCCATTGCAGCTGGGCTTGGAATAGCAGGGGCTGCTCTTGGTGGTCCAGTCGGTGGTCTTTTGATGTTCTCCATATCCCTCTACATCATTCCAAAGCTGTTGTCTGGTGATGAGACGGTGGATAAACTATATACTTACCTTCAAGACAAAGCGGTGGGAATAAGCGAAGCGTTGAGTGCTTCGACTCTTGTTCCTGCGACTTATCTGATGGGTGTTTACGAGCATATTGATCCACTACTTGAGCTTGTAGCAAAACTGAAGGAAGAAGCCAGTTTTGCGGCTCTTACGCCACTAATGCAAAGTGAAGTCTTGAAAATGGAAGAGTGGCTCATGTCCATCGTCGATATATTCACGCAATTGAACGAGGAAATCATAGGTGTCGAAGAAGCCATAAAGAAGCTCAAAGAAGCTCAGAAATCGCCGATTATTCCGATTGATATTATTACTGGTGCTGCCTCTCAGAAGTCAGAATACAGGGATGTAGAACAGCTTAATCAGATACCAGAATACAGAGACGCCGAACAGATTTATCAGATTCCTCACATGGTTGCCTCAATGGGAACTGGAACGATAGGTGTTCCAGTGGATCAAAAAGCAGTCGATACGCTTAACAGAAATCTTGCTGAGTATTTCTCAAGGAATCAGATAGAGGAACTAATCAATACTGCTATCAGAAATCAAGAAAAGGCGGAAGAAGAATTGTTGAATGTTCTGACACCGCTCTATGCGGCGATAGGAGCTGATGCCACTACCGTTACGATTCCTGAGAGCAAGCTCACTTATGAAAACGTGAAAGCGTTCAGTAAAGGCAAGGTTGACCCTCTAGTTCTGTTCGCCCTTGCACGGTCGGAATCTCCTTCGTTGGACTTGAAACAGGTATCCAGCGACAAGCTTGGTCTCGGACCGTTCCAGATGGGAGAACAGACATGGAAGCAGGTAGAAGAAAACAGAGGATTGAACACTGGTTTGCCGTATGATCTGGGCGTAACGATGGCATCAACGGCTACGCAAGCAGCTGAGGAATACGTTGATTACCTAATGAATCACCCGGCGCTGCAATTCAGAGATCCCACGATGTTCTTCTCCGGTTGGAATATGGGACCGACCGCCACAAAAACAAACGTTTCGGGCATAGAAGATATGCCAGAAGAGACGATGAAGCTGATGACACGATTCATGCTAAATCTCGAAGAAATCACTGGCGGAGACTGGACTCAAATATCTGAGAGCTGGAGACCTTTCGTTGAGGAAACCGCAAAGACCGTGAATAAACTCGTGGAAGAGTATGGCGATGTAATCAAGAACCAATTTCCTAACAACGAGCTGCGCACATTCGACCTTCAAAGTGCCGTGCAGGAAGCGATAGAAAGGATCGAGGGACCCGATGAAATTACGACTTCCCTGTCTGACGTAATCAAAAAAATAGAAGAGATCAGGGCAATAATAATGGAGCATCACGTAGATGGCTATGAAGCGGTAGTCGCCAGTGCACTGAGTGCGATAGTCTCGGAGTTTGTGCTTTTGAACGATACGGCGGTAATCATTTCCAACAGAATAAATTTCATCAGAGACCTATTGTGGCAGAGAATGCCAGTACAGGGATTCTCTTCGGGTGGATTCACTTCTGGTAGTGATTCTCAAGTCGCAGGCGTTGTGCATGGCGGCGAATGGGTAGCACCAGCATGGATGGTAAAAGAAATGCCCGAACTCTTCGCAAGGCTAGAAGGGATGAGACGAGGGAAAGGCTTCGCTGAGGGCGGTCCTGTTGACTTCGAGATACCTGCCTTTATGGATCAATCAATAGACATATTCCAGCCGATCATGACCTCGATGTCCAGTATGCTCAAGGGAATAATGAGTGTTGTCGTGAAGGTAGGAGAGGCTATTCTAAATGCCGTTGCAACGATAGTTGAGGCTCTGGGCGGAGACTCGGAGGTAATAAATGCTATCAAAGCCTCAATGAAATCTCTCTCCGATATGACTGAAGAAATAGATAGAGACTTGTCGGAAGTCTTCAAGCTATTCGAGGAAAAGCAGGAAGAGCAGGTAAAGGCAGTAGAAGAGATTAGCAAGATACCGATGAAAAGCCTGCCTGAAGGTACTGGCTTAGAGGACGCTGGGTTCTTTGAAAGAATGTTTGGCGGTGTCTTCAATCCACTGCGAAGGAAAATAGAGGAAGCGGTGGTATCTCTGACTACGTTCCAAGCGGCAACGAACAGCCTCAAGGAACAGTTCAATTCGGTAGTTGCCACTCTGATGAGCGGGGATGTGTCTGGTGCTGCCGTGATAGCTGACACCATGATTTCTAATGCTATGGCTTCGATTCCTCTGCTCATGAACGGAATAGCCGCTGCGTTTGGAGCGATTGAAGTGGCTCTCGGACCTGTCGGCGCTGCAATAGCGGTCGTTGTTGCTGGGCTGGGATTGCTGGGTGTTGGGTTATTCAACGCAGTGGGAGCGGTAGAAGCTTTCAAGAGAGGCGTGAGCACAACGCTGGGCAATGCCCTTGAAAGACTCTCAAGACCGTTCGAGAGGCTAGGAAATGAGATTGGAAGGCTCTTGATTCCTGCAATCGAGTTCCTTGTTCCTGTCGTTGAAGGGTTCGCAATTGCAATCAAGAACACAATCAACTTCATGATTGACACGATAAATGCTGCGATCGAAATCATAAACCTCATACCGTTTATCAACTTGGAAAAGCTTGCTCGGCTCGGAGATATTGAACAGCCTGAACCCGAATATGAAAGCGGAAACATGGCTGGATGGCATCAGCCAGTAAACAATAACTTCGATGTTACGTTTACCGGGAACACAATCCTAGACACTGATGACGAAGCCATGAAGCAGCTATGGGACAAGATGATAAGGTATGCTAAAGAGCACGGAATAGAGGTGGTGGTATGATAACGATCAAAAACCTTTCGAGCACCGCTTCGGTAAACCTCTACCCTGACGAGATTCCTGAAGATATTCAAAGGCGAGAAGTAAGAATGGAATCAGTAACGGGATATGTGTATAACGATGTGGTGAAGGTACGAAAGGCATGGAACGTAAAAGCATATTGTGAAGCCACCGAACGAACCACGCTTTTGACACTAAGCACTGAAGATTACCTGAAGGCTACGATAGATTCTGTCCAGCATACGGTAATCATGACTGGTCTGAAATTCACGCCTTTGAGAAAGTGGGGAACGTTCGCATACGAGGTATCTTTCAGGCTAGAAGAGAGAGGCTGGTAGTATGAGACATATATACTTATGGAGCGGCTCTGCTTATGGTGGGGACATTATTAACCGCCTTCAAAGCGGGCATATACAATACTCACGTCCGTTCGGTTTGGGCTACACCGAAGCCACGCTAGTCTTTCAGGCGAGTTCTGAAGCGGCTGCATATGCCGAATTTCCGAAAGGTCTCAAAGTCAAAATTACTGACGACTCACTGACTGGGTCAAGGTATGACGGAACGACCCTTCTCGTAGGATATGTAGATAGAACGGCGTGGAACGAGTCAAGCAAGACGGTCCGCATAACCTTGAAAGACTACCTGTATCTGAGCCTCGACAGGAAGGTAGGACCAGTGGGATTCATCTCGAAGCAAGTGTCAGATATAGTCTCGTGGGTCGCAAGTCAAGCGGGAGTGTCCGTGCTGTATCGACCAGCTTCGAGGTATGAACCGACTATACCGTATCATTTCTTTGAAGAGCAGACGGTGCAGAACATCCTCTCAACGATTGCAATGGACTTGGGTGGAAAGATGTACTGCTCAGTCTCTGAACCTCATGTGCTGGTGGTAGAGTACGGCTGTCTGTACTCTTCATATTCTCCTACTGCTTTGACATCTATCGATTTGAACGATGTTGAAGACTTCGATATTGATATGCCAGCGAGGCAGCCGAACGTTTTCGAGTGTGAAGGAAAGAACAAAAGTTTGAAGTCTGGCATTTTATTTGAATCCGCCAACTATGAAAATCCATGGACCATTCCTGCTGGCGGCATAGGTGTAACTAACGATCACTTCATTGAGTTTGATAGGGCGGTCGTGTACATAGACGAGATGGTATTCGATGCGGACGCTGGAATTACCTTCGATGAAACCGTGTGGGCTAGCAACTTCGTTGATAACGACATTTCTAAACCTCTCAAGAATCCGTACAAAGCAAAGATTAAAATAACCGCATCAACGGAAGGAGACGTGTGGAAGTTCAGGCTCAAGGGAAGAGCGGTACACGAGGATAAGCAGGTGGTAACGAAGGATAATTCAGGCTCTGGCATCAAGAGAAATTGGAAGCATACCTCTGATATGCTATACGATAGTTCTGCCGTAACGTGGCTCTCAAGGCGTGTAACGTGGGAAGCTGCGAAGAAAGGCGACAGCTTTTCGTTTGCAATCATTTCTGGCAAGTATCCGTTCTTCGGTCCTCACACCTCTGTATCGCCTGATTATATTATCAACGTGTCTGGTGCTTACGTCGCGATTACGGACATGACGCTTGAGTTAGGCTCAGGCAAGCTCAATGTTCAAGGGATAGGCGATCGTTCTGGATATGACCCGACCCTTACCGATGATTATGGTGATATAACCGTGCCGACAATCCCTGTATTGCCCGAATTTGGCGATGGTGTAGCTCCTGCAACACCGACCGGCTTGAGCCTCTCAACGTTCTACCGAGAGGGCAAGGCTTATGTGAAGGCTGACTGGGCAGATAACACTGAAACGGACCTGAAAGGCTATGAATTAAGATGGTCGTACGACAACACCAACTGGATAAATGCCGGTTTTGTGGCAGCAAGCGAGCAAACATTTGAAGTTTCGCCGAATGGTGTGGTGGGCAGTCAATACACAGTATATGTTCAAGTTCGAGCAGTTGACCTTGAAAAGCTGGCATCTGCTTGGGCCACAAGCACATCTATATCTGTAAGCATAGACTCTGCTGTTCCTGCTGCACCAGCAAGCATAACGGCATATTCTGGTGTGGGATTGATCTATATTCGATGGTCCAAGGTGAATGACGTTGATCTGAACAACTACGTGCTTGAAAGGCGAGTTCAAACTTCTGATGGTGGAGCATGGTCTGGCTGGTCCGAGCTTGTAATATTGAAAAGCACGGAGTACGTTGATGAATCGGTTGATTATCACATTCAGAATTCGCCTGAAGACTCTGCTTATCCAAACCAGTGGCGCAAGTACACTTATCGTGTCAAGGCAGTTGACCACGCTGGCAACGCTTCTTCTTACGCCACAAGCGCGGCCGCCTATGCCGATCAGGCAACAGGTGCAGACATAAAAGTAAATACCGTCAAGGCAAACCACTTGGAAGCAACGCTTGACCTCTTGGTTGGTCGCCAGATTAGAGTCGGTTCGGGCATTCAGATCGGTGCTGGTGTTGGTCCAGTGGGAAGCACTTTTGATGGGATTTACGTAACGGACGGCACAAACTACGTGAAACTTTCAGCCTCAAAGTTAGAAATGAAGGCAGACCTCGTGTTAGGAGAAGGAGACAATGCGATTCACTTTGAAGATGGAAAGATTGATATGGTTGACGGCGGTTTTGCCGATTATTCGGGCTGGGTAGACATGTATTGGACTCCAACGAATACAAAATTTAGCAGTTATGGTTATCTAAGCAGAGAAAACTATTACAACATGGGCTTTCTGACGCTTGAGTCCGACTACTATAATGGTGCGGAAAGGGAAGGGCATGCCAGACTTGTGTTTGAGGCTCAATCCACTCCCAGCTCAGGCATGGATTTTGTGAGCCTGCAGTGGAAAGCAGGAGATATTAGCAAGAGATGGTACTACTTTCAGGACGGGGACTTCTCAATATACGGCTTTGTTTCCTTCAACGACTATATAAAGTTTGGTATTCCCACGTGGTACGGCACAAAAACAACCGCAACAAACAAATATCCCAACTGGACGGACTGGACAGATCCGGAAAACTGCCCGAACTCAAACATCTGGATATGGCTGAAAACTGGAGGTCTAGGACCGACTTACGTTCTTTACTTCAAAACCCCTCACGACGGCGCCACATATTCATACTGGGTGGCTTTGAACAGGTACACACTCTGAAGGAGGTGAAAAGATGGAAGAACTTATTCGAGCTTTTGAAAATGCAAAGATGGCAATTATTGGAACAACAAACTTAGCTCTGGAAAGCCTTGATAGAGCAGCGAAGAAAGCATATAGCGAGTACAAGGCAAAAGAACAAAGACTTAAGGAGCTTGAAGAGAAGGAAGATCAGAAATGAAAAAACTTCTCGCAATTGTTCTCATACTTGTCATCGGCTGCATCTCTTCGGCGAATATCGTTGAATTCTTTGAAAGCATTCCCCCAGTCGTGAAATATGTAGTGGGAGCGGGAGTAGTGGTTCTAGGTGCATCGTGGGCTTACACATGGTTCTTCGATCCGATCGTGATTCTGGTAGAAAATCCTTTCGGTGCAGTAACGATTGGACCTCTGATCTTCTTTGACGACAAAAACTGGACCGCTCCTGAAAACTGGGTATGGAACCATGAGTATTCACACTACTGCCAATATGCTGTATTCGGACCTGTTATGTTTCCTCTATACATCGTATGCGCAGGATTTTCACTTATAACTACTGGAAACATCTGGGGCAACAATCCTTGGGAGACTTATCCGATGGACAATCCCTCGCCGCCTTGCTGGGAGCCGCAGTTTGTTATCAGAATAGGAGGATAGAATGACAGACAAAATACTGCACTTTATGGCAGGTGCATTCATTTCCATTGTGGTTGGCTACCTGACGAAGATACCAGTCCTCGGATTGCTGGTAGCTGGTGTAGTCGGCTTGCTCAAAGAGTTATGGGATATAGAGCATGGCACGGCTGAGGTCTTAGATCTTGTGGCAACGTTGTTAGGAGGGGCTTTAATCTTCGCAATTTTCAAGTATGCAGGAATGTAAATCGAAGGGAGTTTTGCAATGAGGCGAGAGGATTGTTACTTCATTCAGGAAAAAGATGTGTTCAAGCAGGAGTTAATCGATTTTATCGATGAGAAAATTCAAGAAGCAAACAGGGCGCAAGACCTCCAAACGGCAAAAGTTTTGACTGAGCTTACGGAAAGGATAGAGCGGTTGGACAATGAAAAGATGAAATCGTTCTTGGCACGAATAGAAAGCCTTGAGGATGAGCTGAAAAATGGTTTCTCGAAGAGGATTGCCGCTGACGTCGTGCTGATTCTAAAGAATATGACCTTATCCAATGCGGAGAAGGCTCTTGCGGAAGCGCAAGTGGCGAAGGATAAGTCAGAAGCGATAAAGAAGGTTGTTCTATGGTTGGTTGCCTCAAGTGGTCCTGTTATGTTATTTCTCAACTGGCTCTTACGGTGATAGTAATGACAGCCGAAGAGAAGATTTCAAACTTTTTGAAACGATATGGTTTTGCCGCTACGTTTGTTGGAGAAGCGACCGATTTTCCTAGGGAGATCCTTCTAGCTCATGCCGCTCTCGAGACAGGTTGGGGACTTCATCTTGAGGGAAATAACTTGTATGGCATCAAGAATTTGCCGTTCTCATGGGGTACGAAAAACCTTGAAACGAGCGAGTATTTCGATGAGTGGGTTAGGAGAGCAGAGGCGTTTCAAACATTTCCTTCGGAGATACATTCCATGCTAGCCTACGTTTGGAAGATCAGAAATCAGGAAAGGTATCTAATGGCTTGGAATAGCAGGTTTGTGCCTGAGATATATTTCAGAAAGCTGCAAGAGGCTGGATATGCGACCGACCCCGAATTTGCCGATAAACTGATCGGGGTGTACAAAAGAATAAGGGAGGTATTGAAATGAATGTATGGGTTCTACTCGTAATTGGAGTGGGCTATGCTGTTCTTCTGTATTTCATATGGAAGAGCGGAAAGAAAGATGTGTCAGCATACATAAAGATAGGAAGCGAAGCGGTCGGTCTAGGGAAGGCAATAGCAGATGTAATCATAGAAGACGAGCATTCTCAGCTTAGAAAGTGGCTTGGATATGCTGACATAGCGGTGAGGGGTTTGAAGGAAGACTATCAAAAGCTCAAAGAAGAAGGGCTTGTCGATGATGCACTTCGTGATGACATCGCAAAGAAAGCGATGGAAGCAGTGAAAGTGCTGGCAAAAGCTGACGGCGTGGAATTGAGCGATGCGGACGAGAAGCTGATAGAAATAGCGGTCGGCTTCGTGATGAGGGGGATCGATCTCGCTAGCGAGACATGGTTTCGTGAATCTTCTCAAGCTACTTGATAGAAAACAAGTGTACGGCGTGGTGATCGATGATAAGATCAACGCACAAGTAATGAGTATGTACGAACTTCTGCGAGTGAAGAAAGTCTCCTTGAATGCTGGAGGGAACACCGAGTATGGCGCACTCACTGGTGCGTACGATCTTGAAAACATTTCGTTACACGCAGGTCTGTCCAAAGAATGGCAAAAACTTTTCACAAAAGAACCTCCGAAACCCTTCGTAGGCTTTGAAATACGTTTCTAAAGTGCATTATACCCTGACTTCGGTCGGGGTATTTTTTTTTGCCAACTTTAATAATTACTTTAACTAACTTTAATATAGAACACTTGATTTATCTCATAATTCTATTATATAATTAAGTTAGGAAATAAGAAAAAGAAGGAGGAGAAAAAAATGACGAGAGAAGAATTGGTAGAAAAGTTAGGGATTTATGGAGGACCGTTCGAGGAAGCATTGGAAGAGATTTTGGAGGCTTTGAAGCAGAAGGTTGTAAATGGTTCGCTCCTGAGCACGGGATCGGTGCAAGACCCGACGCAGATCGCAATGAATTTTGTAGACAGAATGATTAGAGGAATGTACGGAGAAGTAGAAAACGAAATGATTCTTATGGTCAAGGATTATTTTGAGAGCTACGTGGACATTGAAAGAAGAAAGTTGTACGAACACATAATGAAGTTTGAAGGTTAATTCTCTTCGGAGAGGATCGGAAGGTCCTCTCCCGAGAGCATTAAAATTCAAGTCAAGGAGGGATAAAGATGACATTGAGAGAAAAAATCATGGAAATGGTAAACGACAGGAGAGAGCTTTTAAGAAAGAAGATCGAGGGGTGTCAGAGTTTCCAAGACGAAAGCGGTCCTTCTGATCTTAAATGGAGATATTTCTTAGAAAGTTGGGAAGATCATATTTTCAATGAGTTTATGTACAGGAACACGAAAGACCTCAGCGGACTGGCGACCGAATGGATTATTGAATGCAGGTTGATTGAAGCAGCAAGAGAAATTCAGAGCTACGTGATGGTATTGGCGGACGTAGCTGGAAACGAGATCAACAACGAGATCAGAAAAATGCTTAGGGAGGGGAAGTAGATGAAATTTTACAGAAAGTATTTTGACGAAGAGAAGGCAGAAAAAATCACGGAAAAGGAAGCAAGGGATCGTTTGAGACCGGACTGCACTGATTACGAATGGCAGCAGCTGAAGGCTGCGATGGAAGAAGCTAAGGGTAAGGCATTGTTCGGGACGGTAGGCGCCGTCTATTGGGTGGAGGATGATGAGAAATGAAAGAGATCGAAAGGATTATCAAAATTCTGCAAAGCACAAGCCCATCATTGGGATTTGGAAGCGTTCCTCTAAATAACCCGAACAACGAACCGATTGGATGGACAGTATTCAAGCTGGTTGGTGGTAAGCCTAGTGAAATGTTTGTGTTTGCTAATGGAACGTATGAAGGGTTTACGGGTAAGGATAAGCTCTTTCAAGTTGGAAATGGCGAGATCAATGAAATCGGGGAGTTTTACTATTCACGCGACACAAAGAAAAGAATGAAGTTGACTGTTGGAAGGCGAAAGCCAGTAGACTATGAGTTAGAGAACATTGGTTTTGTGGAATACAAATGGTAAGGGGGGGGGAGAAAAGATGAAGAGCTTAGAAGAAAAGATTATCAACGCATGGTACGATCAGGATTTTTGGGAGGCGGCAGAGGAATTGATAGAAGCTGCCGGTACGTGGAAAGATGGTTCGATAGATGGATGTCTCGTATGGGACATCGAAAATGAAGAGCTCTCGGTAGTAAAAGAGGCAGGTTCAACGCACACTCCGAGCTTCATATATTTGTTCAGGCTATCGGGAAACGAAAAGCCTGATGTCGATGCAGAGAACCTGTACGAAGACCTGATAGATTTTGACGTTGAACAACGACTAAGAGAAATGTTTTCCAGAGTCTGAAAAAAGATTAATTCCAAGCCTCCCTTCGGGGAGGTTTTTTTGTTTGAGAAATACCTCGAAAAATGCCTCAAATTCGCATCTTTTTCTTGGAAGCATATAAATATATATCTGGGCACAAAAAATGTAAATACAGGGCGTTTACGGGGCATTTTCGGCGTTCTATCCAGACATCCCACTTTGGTTTTACTTACCTGGGTTTCCTGCTTAGATTTTTCTTCTCCAGATTGACAAAAAAACAAAAACTATGTCCCGTCAAGGTAAAAGAGGATAACGAGGAATAATTACCAGTAATCCAATCAAAGAACCGCCAATCAGATTATTTATCTTACTAGAATCATTATATAATCATATTAGATAAGAACGAAGGTCGTTGAAAAGTAAATCGAGAAAGTGGAAGCGATACCCGGAAGGGCTAGTAGCGAAACTGGATCGATGATTATAGAGGATTCGAGAAAGGGGCGGTGGAGAGTTCGATTCTCTGGGTCAGAAATATATCGAGTCCTTAGGAAAGAATGTTCAATAAGTAATTGCATATAGAGCGGTCAAGCGTCAGCGTATAGCAAAAGCTATATGACTCAGAAACACAAAGCGCTTGACTGCTCCATTATGAAATTACCTAAGGAGGCGGTAAGAATGAAGGAAAGAAAATTCAAGAAAAACGACACGGTTTATCTTAGAACCGAAGCTGTAAGAGGCAAGTTGGTAAAAGGTGTAGTTAAGGGTTCATTCAAGCGAGCTGGTTATTATTGCACCGGAATAAGGTGGGAACACACTTTATACTCTGTGCAATGGGAAATTTCACCATATCCCACAGACTGGTTTATAGACAATCTAATAACGTTACAGGAAGCAAAGAAAATTCTAAAGAAGCGAGAAGCCGCTTTGAAGACTTATCACGAAAGTGATGACTATAAGAATGCGCCTTGGCGAAAGGTGCTAGAAGCAAAGGAGGCGAAAAATGTTCAAGAAAAGAACAGAAAATGAAGTAAGGGACTGCTCCGAGGAATATGTAAAGGACAGGCTCGGAGCATCAGAAGAGATCTGGGATGCCCTCGTAGAGGGCATGAAAGAGGGAATTGTAATGCGGAACTATGTGGAAGAGTTCTTTTGGGTGGACGATGAAGAAAAGGTTTTAGAGGAACTTATGCTAGGGGAGAGAAATCTCCCTAGCATAGAGGAAGAGTACAGAAGATTAGAGTGCATGGAGGGATGGTATTGATAATTCAAAGAGAGAGACGGTCAGTTGATCGTCTCTCTTCATTGAGAGATCAATTGCCAGCAAAATCTAATATGGAGGTGAAGTATGTTCAAGGTGGAAGTGTGTGAGAGGGCTTTCAAAAAATTCAACGAAGCGAGAAGGTTTCTTGAGCAGATGGGTTATAGGTTCAGTAAGATGACCGCTGACGCATACTGGTTTGTTAACGGTTCAAAACATGCATACATATGGATACAAGACGGCGAGTACAAGATTGATTTCGTGAGGAGGGTGTGATGGATAATATCGAAGAAATTGAAGAAGAAATAGCAGCGTTAGAAGCAAGTATGGATAATCTAACGGATGAAGAGATAGCTGAAATCGAAGACAAGCTTGAGGAGCTTCAAAAGCAGCTTGAGGATGAGTGGTTTATTAAGAAACACGGTTTATATGCCTATTACGGGGTGTCGGAAAGAGACTTCTTGTAAAGTAGCTAGGAATCAATCGATTCCTAAATCCCATATGAAAGGTAGGTGAAAACCCTCCATGTAATCGGTGGTCCGGGTTCGTACCGGACAAGACTTTATGAATGTGTGTCCACAAAGGCGGTGGGAGGCAGGTAGCCTCGCCGCCTTTACTAAAGGAGGAGAAAATGAGACTGATAGTAGGAGACACTTATGATTACCGAAAGGAATTACGTGCTATGGGTGCGCAATGGACAAAGAAATACAGGGGCTGGAACGTTCCAAGGACCGAAGAGATCGATCAATTCATTGAAGAGCATCCAGAATTTGACGTTCTTGTCCTTGACACAATTGAAAAGCTGAGAGAAAGGGCGCAGGAAGTTGCAGATGCGAAGGCTGACAAGCTCCTAGAAAGGGCAAGAAAAAGGCGTGAGAAAGCGGAGGAACTGCAAAAGCCGCTGAATGATATGCGTGGGGATATAGCATTCTTCACCCAGCCAAACATAAACAGCTCTGCTGGCAGGTCGTTTACAAGGCAGAGAGAACGGATGTACGACAAGTATCACAAGAGCTTTGAACTCGAAAACGAAGCGCAGGAGCTTGAGGAAAGAGCAGAGTCGCTTAGGTGCGTGGCTATAAGAGGCGATGCAGAAAGGGCAAGAAACGAAAAAAGAGAGAAACTTATGGAACAGCTTGAGGTAGGCATGAAGGTCGAGAGCTTCTATCATTATGGCTCTACATACACGATTGTGAAGAAAAACAGAAAGACGGTAAGAATTCAGAATGACGAGAATCCAAACAGGGTCTTTTCAATTGACCCGTTGTCCTTCAAAAGGTGGTGGAAAGATGAAGGAACTGATTAAGGCAGCGCAAGAAAAAGGTTATTCTGTGAGGCGTCACACATGGGGCACGCAAATCTTTAGAGGTAGCGAAATCCTGCTCTCTACTAGAACAGATCGTGAACTCTGGTTGGTCCTTAAAGCACTAACCTTAGCAGAAGGTTAAAGCAATCATAATTTATAAGCTTTCTTTATAGCTTATACTAAAAAGGGAGGTGGTGCTATGAACAAAGTTGAAGAGTTCCGTGAGCGGTTAGGTTTAACTAGGACCGAGCTGGCTCGCAAGGCTGAGATAAACTACATGACCTTGTGGCTCATAGAAAGGGAGCCAGACTACAAGACATCATACCAGACAGCCGACAAGATTTGTTCGATTTTAGAATTACCATTGGAAACGGTTTTTCCTGAGTTTGAAAGGAAAAGCCCGTATCCAGCAAAAACATAGAGGGGGGGTACAAGATGGGAGAGGCATTTCCGCTGAGCTGGTCTCGGATAGACGTATTTATGCGATGTCCGAGAAAATTTTATTTGAAGCAGATTCTGGGTTTACAGGAAGAACCCACAAAAGCAATGGTGCAAGGAAAGTTGATTCACGAGGCACTGGAAACCTTCGTCAGGACTCAAGAGGACCAGAAGGCTCTTGAGAAGCTGGATATGGCTCCTGACTATGAAACTGCACGAATCGCATTCTTCACAGGAAAGAAAATCATTAGAGGCATGAATCCAAGAGCGGTCGAGGTAAAATTCGGCTTGACACGTGAATTGAACCCGACTGGATTCCTAGATAGCGACTGTTTCTTTCGTGGTGTTATCGACCTCGTAGTAAAGTCTGACTTTGGTCTTGAGATCTATGACTACAAAAGCGGATGGTCGAGACCCGATCCAAGACAGATATTCCTGTATGCAATGGCTCTAAACAGATATGGAAAAGACATCAGAAGAGCGGGGTATATCTTATTAAGGTCCTCTCAGTTGATCGATTTTCAGATTGGAGAGGAAGAGCTAGAGGCTGCTGCAAGGCTTCTGTTCAAGGCAGAAAAAGATATATCCGAAGCGCTAGAGAAAGGCGAGGAAGGTTTTCCGCCTTCGTACGATGGTTGTGAATACTGCCCTTTCGTGAAGAAGTGCCTAGAGGAAGGTGAGGACCTAGAGACAAAGATCAAAAATGCGTACTTACAAAGGGAAGAAGCGAAAAGCATCTTCAAGAAGGCAAAGGAAGCGTTTGAAGAGACAGAAGAACCCATTCCACTCAACGAAATCACTGCATATGGAGGGGTTGAAACGGTAAAGCTAAAGGTGCTAGGGAAGAAAGACGAAAAGAAAGAAAACACGATTAAAGTAATTCAGTGGCTTCTTGAGAACGGCGGAGAAGATTATGTAAGTTTGAAATCGACTCTGCCAGAGGAAGCTGCGGAGCAGATGCCACCAGAAATAAGAGAATTATTGGCTTGGGAACGAAGTGTTTCCATGTCAATAATCCCATACAAGGAGGGTACAAGATGACAGAAGATCTCTTCGGAGAAGAAGTGAAAACGGCAACAAAGAAGCAAGAGAAGAAGCAAGAGAAGAAGCAGGAAAAGACAGAAAAGCAAGAAGAAAATGGAATAACAGCGTTCATCAAAAGCCTTGAGATTGACTATGATGAAGAGCTGGTGAACAACGCTCTCGAAAACATTCATGTAACTCTGGCTTCAGGCGAGCAGATCACAATGGGCGAGTATGAAAACCTTATCGCCTACAAGGTGGTTCAGTATATTCGTTTAGGCGTAGGCTGGAAGGTAACTCAAATGCTGAGAGACCAGAACGGAAAGGCTGAAACAACCGCGCTCAAATGGGTTCTCAAGGAGATGGCGGAGAAGGAACTGCTATACTCACTGAAACCCATTGAACACGTTATTCCTCTCATGGGTAATGTGTATATCACAATCGCTGGCAGAAAGTATTATGCGCGAAACACTGGGCAGAGCTATTCGGTCAAGTACGAGGAAATCAAAAGCGGCACTGAGGACAACGTGTGGTTTGTAAGGTGCAATCTTCTATTAGTGGACAAAGAAGGCAATCAGCTCGCTTTTGAAGGACAAGGGCACGCCTCACCGCTGGACGTTACCAACAAAAAGTGGATCAAAGACATGGCGTATAAGAGAGCATTGGCAGATGCATTAGAAAGCGCATTCCCGATCGGCGTGTCTTATGAAAAATCAACGATGATTGGCGAGCTTTCAGAGAAAGCTGAGGAGAGCGTTGCATTAGTGGATTCGATCGATGATATGTAGGGGGCGAAAGCCCCCTGCTTTTGGGGTGATAAGATGGCAAAGTATCGGTACGTTCAAACTAACTTCTGGAAAGATCCTTTCATACAGAAGCTCACGCCTGAGGAAAAGTTCTTCTATCTCTATCTTTTGACAAATGAATATACGTCACAATGCGGAATATACGAGATTACACGCAAAACAATGGTGTTTGACACTGGTTACAACGAAGAGACGATAGATAAGCTCTTGAAGAGGTTCATTGAATATAGAAAAATTGAATTCAATGAAGAGAACAGCGAGTTAATGCTAGTCAACTGGGTCAAACACAACACAACGACAAGCCCTAAAGTGAAGAAAAAGATAGAAGAAGAGCTAAAGAAAGTTAAGACGGTTGATTTCATCAATGCATATATCAAAAGTTGGCATCAAATGGGATACCCTATCGATACCCTATCGATACCCTATGCATACCCTATCGATAGGGTATGCATACCTAATCGCAAAGAAAAAGAAAAAGAAAAAGAAAAAGAAAAAGAACATAAAGAGGGAAGCTCTAACGAGCGAACTTTTGAAAACATTCCAGAAGAAGAGAGAACAAAGAAAGACTACTTATGTAAAGTAGCGTCTTTCCTAGAAGATGATTTCTCGAAAGCATCGGCATTTTTTAAGAGCGCAGCTGCCAGTAAATGGAAATATGCCGTATGGTGCTTTGAGAAGTTCTGGGAGCAGGCGAAAAACAAAGATGACCCGTTCAAGTACATGATGAAGATATATACCGGCAACGATAATTGGCGGCAATACCTTCTTGAAAACCATAAGAAGAACAGGGAGAAGGAGAGGGAGGCGATTTTATGATAATTCATTTCTATCTGCTAATGACAATCTTGTTTACATTCATCTCCTATGCGTCAGACCCAGAGCGCAAGATGTTGACCAGCATAATTGCAGGCTTGCTCTGGTGGCTAGGGGTGTATTACATTCTCAGGAGGATTTTCCGCAATGACAGCAACTGAGAAAGCGATCTTCGCATCGCTCATTGAGTATCCGAATACGAGAGTGCTACTTGAACTGATCGATCCGAAGCATCTATCTACAGATGGTCGAGAGGTGTTGTTCTCGATCAAGAAAAATGTATCAAAAGAGGACGTAGAAATTTACGCAGAGATTCTCGAAAAAGGGATAAAAGTGGATTTCATGGACGAGGTAATGACTTCCGAAATAGCGACTGAAAGGCTAATTCGTGAGTTTCACGACTCGTGCCGTGCAAAAGATTTAGCAGCCCTGCTAGGATCTCTGGCGAAGAAGGTAAAAGAAAAGCAGATCTCCAAAGATGAAGCGATCGAGACTGTCTGGAATTTTGAAAAAGAGAGCAAAACCATTGGACAGATCAAGAGCGCTTCAGATGTTGCAACAGAATACATCTCAGAGCTGGACGCATACCTGAAAGGCGATTTTATAGGCATTCCGTTCCCTTATGCGAGATTGAACAGCTTTATGAACCCGCTCGGCGGCGGAGAACTTGTAATCGTTGGCGGTCAAGCAGGCATGGGCAAGACCGCTTATATGTTGAATCTAGCATACCTATGGGCTTTGAAGAAGATAAGAGTGGGCTTCTTTGCACTTGAAATGCGGGCAAAGGAGCTTGAAAACAGAATTCATCAGAGGCACTTCTCGTTCTCGCTCATGAGAGAGCGGAAGAAACTCAATATCTACAAGAACGAGAAGGAGAGGCTTGACAGGTTTGTAGAGGAATTTCGGAAGCTGCCTCTCTTCTTTGTTGATAGCGGGAAGTCAAGCCTTGTCTCGGTTGTCTCACAGGCAAAGACGATGAAGCTCTTTCACGATGTGGATGTGATCTTCATTGACTACTTGCAGCTTCTCAGGACAGAGGAGAGCTTGAATCGTGATGGAGAAATCGGGCTGATAACTAGGACATTGAAACTCCTAGCGATGGAGCTGGATATACCAGTTATCATAGGTTCCCAGCTAAACCGAAGGACGGAGATGAACAACGACGGACGCCCTAGACTTTCAAACCTGCGAGAATCGGGAAATATAGAGCAGGACGCAGATATTGTTCAGTTCGTTTATAGACCATTCTTCTATGTTAATAGTGCGAAGGAAACAGATTTTGAAGTAATAGTTGGGAAGCAAAGGAATGGTCCGCTAGGTACGGCAAAGCTTTACTATGACACAGAAAGACAATTGATTTCGGAGGAGTGAGAGATGAAAGTACACGTGGTGAATCGAAAGACAGGAGAGAAGAAAATACTGGAAGTCGATGGTGAGACTGAATTTCATTGCCAGCTAATCGCATCTAGCAGGATGATAATCGAAGTCGAAAATCCAAAAGATTGGTATGTAGAGAGGGTGGAGAGATGAAGGTACTACTGGTGGCTTCAAGAATCATAAGGGACGGTGAAGATTCATTCGTAAGCTACGATCGGTACATACATTTGAAGGACGTGATAGAAATCACAAAGCCAATAAAAGCATTGACGGCAGGCGAACCAAAGTGGTACGTGGCAGTAAGAACAAGAGATGATACTTACTACTTGGGAGTTTACGATGATGAGTCGGCTGCAAGCGAAGAAATCGTAAGAGTCATAAGGATGTGGTCCGAGATATGAATTACAATCACGTAACCCTTATCGGGAGGATAACGAGGGACCCAGAAACCAGTTTCAGTGCGAACGGTACGCAGGTAACAAAGTTTTCGATCGCAGTTGGTCGAGTTTATAAAGACGAGACCGATTTCTTTAGTTGCGTATCGTTTGGCAAGACGGCTGAGTTCGTGAATAATCACATAACGAAGGGAAGGCTTGTATGCGTTGACGGAGAGATTCAAATCAATAAGTGGGAGAAGGACGGAGAGAAGAAAACGTATCCTTCGATAGTCTGTAAACATATTGTCGCTCTCGACAAGAAAGAAAAGCCCACTGGTAAGGAAACAGAATTCTTCGGTTCTGACGATGTGCAAAGCGACGAAATACCATTCTGAGGAGGGTTAGAGATGACTGGAAGAAAGAGAATAAGAGAGCTAGAAATTCGTGTAGCAAATCTGGAAAGGAATTTTATCAAGTTTCTGAGAGGTCAGGACAACGAAAGCGTGGTAAACCGTGCAAACTCTGCTAGGCTGCTCAGGAAAGACAAGTATATGGTTTCTATCTGGGTCGAGAGGAAGAGAGAGGACAAGATGTACTACTTGGTTAGCATGAGCGCAGATCTAGTGGAGAAAGTTGGTTTCAAGGATTGGGTTTACGTCCTTCGTGCTGGCGACAAGTTGAACATCAATCAAAACATGAACGGTGAAGGCAAGCGGTTGTGTTATGGGCATAACAGGTATTTCGTTAGGCTCTCGAGCATCGAGAACGAGTACCGAGAAGGTTACTATAAGGCTAGGATAGTCGGAGAAACGATTCAAATCGATCTGAAATCGTTAAAAGAGGCGATGTAGATGGATTTTCTAGGGATGGCAGAAGAGCTTGAAGCGATAGATATAGTGCCAGAAAACCTTGCTGTATCGCCGAAGAATTCAAAGCAGATCGTGAAGGTTTGTAAACGAAAATATCTGATTCTCAGAAGAAACTCAAGGCTATTGCTAGCCGTTCCGAAGGATTTTCGAGAGCTGATACATAAAATTCTCGGTGATGAGGTCTATATCAGCATAACGCCAGCAATGATTTACGTGAAAGGAACGAAGGACTCAACAAATGTGAAAACCACGCTGTTCATCGGAAAAGACAAATTCTTTATTTTCATACCGAAAGAGCTTGAGCATCTGGTCCCGTGGCGGTCTGGTTATCTACCATTCTTTGTGTACGATAACAGAATCAACGTCTCTTTGAGGTACCTGATAGATGCACAAAACGGAAAGCTCGTTAAAATGCTCTAGGGTGAAAGTTTTTCTTGAAGATATATATTTATCCATCTTCAAGAAAAAAATCGTCCTACGAGGGAAATTCAAGGCAAATAGAGGCAAATACAAAGAAGCATGGGATGAAGCTATGAGAAAAAACGCTTATCTCAGGTATCTAACAGCAAAAAAACGAAAGGCTTGTTAAAACGCTCTAGGTTAGAAGTTTTTTCCGAAGATATATATTTACTCATCTCAAAGAAAAACGTTAAGCTATGAGGCAAATTCAGGGCAAATAGAGGAAAGTACAGATAAGCACGGGAGGGAATAATGAGAATCTATTACGAGAATGGATGCAAACCAGAGAAAACATATGAAGATGATGCGGGACTTGACTTGAGATCGAAAGAAGAAATCACGATTAAGCCTAGCCAAACGGTGATGATTTTTACAGGCGTAAGAGCTGAGATACCAAACAGGAACGTTGGTTTAGTTAAGGGCAGGTCAGGTCTTGCAAAGAGTGGAATCGCTGTCCTAGGAGGTGTGGTTGATGCTGGCTATCGTGGAGAGATTGCCGTAATGCTTGCAAACTTGAGTGATAGAGACGTTCAAGTGAGAAAGGGCGATCGAATAGGTCAGCTTGTTGTTGTTCCTTGCGATAACAGGTTTGAACTCATCGAAGGAGTACCGAAAATAGACACTGCTAGAGGAGAGAAAGGCTTCGGCTCTAGCGGCGCTTAAGGGGGGTAAAATGAACAACACAAAGATTGAATGGGCAGATGCGACTTGGAACCCAATCACAGGCTGCTCGAAGATTTCAGAAGGTTGCGAACATTGCTACGCCGAACGGATGGTGAAGAGATTTCCAAAAATCTATTCGAACGGCTTCAAGCCAACATTCCACGAGAAACGTCTCAGTGATCCGCTCAGATGGCGAAAACCGAGAAGAGTCTTCGTCTGCTCGATGGGAGATCTCTTTCATGAAGACGTTCCTATCGAGTGGGTGTATCGAGTTTTCAATGTGATGAAATGGTGTCCTCAGCACACTTTCCTGCTGTTAACGAAGAGACCAGAGAGAGCAAAGGCACTTACGGAAGCGATGATGCATTTCTACTATTCAGAGGAAGAGGACCCACTGACAACTTATTTCTCTCATGTGTGGCTAGGAGTTACTATCGAGTCCTCAGAGCACACCCACAGAGCTGTTACTCTTCTTCAAACTAACTTTGCTCATCGATTTGTTTCGCTCGAGCCGCTTCTTAGCTCAATAAACATTGATCCTTATGTTTGCAATCTGAGCGTGGACAGAGGGTTCATAGAATGGGTGATAGTAGGCGGTGAGACTGGTCCGAAAGCGAGAGAGATGAAGCCTGAGTGGGTCAGTGATATTCGCGATACTTGTATTGAACATGAAGTTCCGTTCTTCTTCAAGAAGTGGGGAGGGGTAAGGCGTTCAGAGAATGAAAGACTTCTTGACGGCAGGGAATGGAACGAATTCCCAGAGGCGATGAAATGACCTACAAACCAGTTGTAACGCTCAAGAAGATTAAAGGACGATGGGTAAGAGCGCTGGCGGTAAAGCTGATAAAGGAGGTATGAGAAATGTCTTTGAAAGATGCACGAGACAACATTGAACAAGCACTCGAGAATATACGGCAAGCAAAGGAAGCACAGGATATGGAGACTTCACAAGAGTTTCTGCTAACAGCAAAGCTACTTCTAAATGATGCTATCGATGAGATCGCGAATGTTGCAGACGATATTGACAGCGCATACTTGCTTCTGAAACCCAACAGAGAGGTATAAGGAGGTAGAGAAATGAGCAAAGATGCAATGACAGCCGACAGCTACAATATACTTTATATGCCTGTTATAACAATTCCATGGAAGGACACGAAAATAAAGGTATATGGGCCAGACGGTGTTTATATTGAGAGTCAATCCTTGCCCGCTTATAGGGGATCTGTTAGGTTTATACCCTGTTTTACTTCAAAAGAGGAAGCAGAAGCCTTCTTGATGGAAGAGGGCTTTGAAGATCAAGAGGTTGAGATTCTTGAGCTTAGTTTGAATGAAGTGGAGGAGGTAAAGAATGACACCAAAGTTTAGAGTGTGGGTACCAAAATTCTTAAAAATGTGCCCTGTACTTGAGATAAGGTCTACAAATGGTGAAGGAGGCTACTGATGACTGAAGAACGCTTGAGAGACAGAAAGGAGGGGAAGAAAATAACTGATGACGAACTCAAAGAGATAGAGACTTTCTTTTTGGAGCACTTCCGCAAAGAACTGGCCGATGCAAGGCAGGAACATTATTTCAAGGAAGTAGAATCCAGGCAAATAAGGGTTGCTGAAAAGGCTCAGCTTATGGCGCTTGCTCTAATAGGCGAAATCAGAAATCTAAATACTCAGCTAAAAGAACAGGTTGCAAATGAACTTCAAACAAGCAACTTCAAAGGTGGAAAAACGATACTTCACGACTGGCAAATGAAAAAAGATGTTGACTGGAACAGAAAGGTAAGGTGTGAGCGCTGTGGCAAAGAAATCGAATTAAACAACGCAACTGTCGTTTCAGTTCACGAGAACGGACAGCTTGAAGGCATTGCCTACTTTTGTGATATCGACTGCGTTGCCAATTTCTATGAAGGAGGATGAAAAATGAAAGCAGTATGTGAGAACTGTGGAAAGGTGATTGATTCAATAGAAGCAATTCAGATTTTGGCGTATGGAAAACTCAGAAAGTATTATGCTATGCACTTCTGCTCGATTCAGTGTCTTGTTGAGTTTTTCAAGAAGGAGGTGGAAAAATGATACCAAAGTTTAGAGCGTGGCTTTTGGCAGAAAAGAAAATGGTAAGAGTATCTGCAATAACATTCTTTTCCATTGGTAAACTTGAAGGAAAAGTAATGGAAATACTTTATCTTTCAGAATCGCATAATCGTTTCATAAAAATTTGGGCAAAAGATCCTGAAAGATTCGTTCTCATGCAGTCAACAGGTGCGAAGGACAAAAATGGAGCTGAGATATTTGAGGGAGACATTATAGAACATAGATATAATAGCCCTCTTTCTGGTGAGCTGGTTGTCCACAGGTTTCAGGTCGTTTGGGATGAAATATATTCGAGATTTTGCACAATCGGCATAGGACTTAGACACGGAGTTGATCTATCAATCTCAGCTTGTTCTCGCCACTTTGAAGTCATAGGCAACATCTACGAGAATCCAGAGTTGGTGAGTGAATTTGAAGAGGAGCTAGAAAAATGAGAGATCAAGAGATTAAAGACCTGTTAAGTGTTCTGGAGCTGTATGAGAATCTGTCGGCCAAAAGAAAGTGCACAGAAGACGAACAAGACAATCTCGATATGGCTGAATACATCCTCTTGAAGTCAGTGAAACCCTTACTAGAAGAAGTGGAAAAGCTGAAATTTGCAAAGTGCAAGAACTGCAAGTGGTTCAGCAGAGAGCCAATAGAAACATTAAAGAAATTCTCTGGTCAGAGTACTATCACTGGTGAATGGAGATTGCTCAGGAAAGGCTTTGGAAGATGCACTCATGACAAAATGAATGAACAGGCGTTCTTCTATGATGACGAACAGGTTGGCTCCAATCAATCCGGCTATCCCGAAAAGGTTGACTACTCACAAATGATGATCGATTTCCTTTGTAGCACAGGTGAGTGTAGTTTCTTGTTTCACGAAATGTTCGGGTGTGTGAATTTCGAGAAGAGGGAGGAGAAAAAAATGACTGAAGAGAGGTTGAGAGAAATAGAAGAAAAGTGGGAAGCTAGCAGCAAGCTCTATTTGAAACAGCTCACAATCCCCCTAAACGACGAAGAAGAGCATCACCTTGCAGCAAATGAAGTCAATCTGTTCAATGCTGTTAAGGAGCTGATAACTGAGGTAAGAAAGCTCAGAGAAATCTACGAAACCAACGGTATGATGATTTTGAAGGAGGTAGAAAAATGATTGAAATTCAAACTGAGAAGGTAATGGAGAAAGGGAAGAAGTGCATCAAGATAGTGGATTTCAAGGCATTGAAAAAAGAAGACCTTCCAGAGGAATATCTAAATTCTGGTCCGGCTGTCTATCAAATGGACAATTACTTGATTATCTTAGCGAATGACTTTGACATTTATACTCGATACCTAAACCTTGCGGAGCTCTTAGTATTTTCACTCACGAAAGGTTTTGCGATTCACAAAGGTCAGGTTGTATCTCGTGATTTCTGGTATGCGATCTGCAAGACGATTGCAGATGCAGGGAAGAGGCTAAAGACGATAAACGAACGACTCAAAAAAGACAAGAACGTTTGGAAAGGAGAAAAAGTGTACAAATGGTGAATTTCCTCAATAACATTGTATCCGGGGAATGGAGCGATGATGATCTCATCAAGGCGTTTCGTTCCTTGAGCAAGTTATGGGGAATAGTCTTAGGAACGCCTGTCTGTCTGGGAATAGAGGACGGCGAGATATGCATCGAATCTCACGGAAGGTCGGTAAGAATAGGCTCTAACAGAGGAAACAAACCGTCTGACGGAGAACGGCTGGAAGCGTACATTGTTGTTGAGGAACTAGAAAAATTGCTTGCGAAGCTCACGAAAAAACAACGAGAAGCTATCTTCTGGAGGCTGATAGATACTTCGAGAGAAAACAATAAAGCAGCAAGCAACGATGAACTGGCGAGAATGCTCGGAATATCGAGGACCTCGTTTCTGGAAAGGCTATACTCAGGATGGGAGAAACTAGGTGGAGACTCAAGAATCCTTCAAGAATTCATAGCATACGAGTCGCTGAAAGGATGTTAAATTTATGTTGACACCCTACGGATTTTGCGGTAGAATCGTTATAGTGGTACAAGATTGGATTTGCCTTTTCATCTTGACCCCCCTATAAGGCTCTCTTCGGAGAGCCTTTGTTTTCAGGAGTGATTTGATGCTGAATATAACGATTCCTTTGAATCCGATCACTAAGAAAAACAGCCAGAGAATCATAAAGAACAGGGCTACTGGAAGACCTCTAATCATTCAGTCTGAGACTTACAAGCAATATGAAAAAGATTGCGGGTTTTTTTTGAAGCAATACAAGGGCAAACCGATCGATGAACCAATCAATCTAAAGTGCCTGTTCTATCGAAAAGACAAGCGTGGTGTTGATCTCTCTAACTGTCTCGAAGCGATTCAAGACATACTCGTGAAGTACGGAATTCTCAAAGACGACAAGCATAGTATAGTAGCTAGTGTGGACGGTTCACGGATTTTGTACGATAAGGAGAATCCCAGAACCGAAATCTACATTGAGAGAAGATGAGGCGTTGAAAAGAATCCCTCAAGCGATTAGAGAGATCGTGATGAGAAGAGACAGGTGGCAATGCAGATACTGCAAAGTGCGCATAGAGGATGGGCGAGGGCACATTCATCACTTGTGGGGCAGGCAGATACTACCGCCCGAATGGAGCGGGATTAAAGAGTCAAATGATTTGAGAAACCTCGTGTATCTATGTCCTATGTGCCATAACAGAATTCATAGTCCGTTACCGAAAGACGTTGAACACTGGAAACGGTGGCGAGAAGAGGCTTTGAAGATAAACATTGAATTCAAGGGTACTAAATAAAAGTGGTTAAGACCTTCCCACTACAAAAAAACTAAGGAGTAATCATGAAGAAAACAGATTCAAAGCTAATGTTTCTAAGCACTTTATTTGTTGGTTTCTACCTGTTGGCAAACATTCTGGCAGTCAAGAAAATCGATCTCGGACCATTCGTTCTAACTGGCGGTTTGTTTGTGTTCCCGATCACGTTTCTTTTGACAGATGCGATCAATGAGATTTTCGGTCGGATAGTAGCAAACAGGCTAGTCTGGTTTGGTTTCGCATCTATGGCTCTTGCGGCAGCGGTTATTCAGATCGTTATAGCAGTTCCTCCGTCTGCTATGTGGGCTGAGCAAGAAGCATTTCAAACGGTCCTAGGAGGAACATTAAGAATTACGATCGCTTCAATGGTTGCCTATCTCGTCTCTCAATTTCATGACGTGTGGGCATTTGATTTCTGGAAGAAAAAAACAAAAGGCAAGTACCTCTGGCTTAGGAACAACGCAAGCACAGTCGTCTCACAGACGATTGATTCTACAATTTTCATTCTTATCGCGTTTGCCGGTCTTATGCCTAACTCCGCTCTAATACCAATGATAACGGGTCAACTTGTAGTAAAGTGGATTATCGCCATTGCAGACACACCGTTCTGCTATCTTCTCGTTTCATGGCTAGGGAGGTCGAAACAATGAAAACGATTCCTAACAATACGGCGGTTACGGAGATCAAAATCCATTCGATGGTAACGCCTTTGTGTTCAGTAGGAAAATTGCCGTTTCTTGCGGACATTGAAATGATATATGCACCGAAAGACAGGCTGATTGAGTTTGAGTCGTACGAAACGTGGTTAAACGAATTCAATTCAAGGTCGCTCACCATTGAGGACCTTGCCTCGGAAATTGCAAGAAAAGTACATGATGAGACAGATGCCCTAGTAGAAGTCAGGGTAAAAGCAAGAACGACTGTTCATGGGGATACAGAAGTCGTTTGTAGGTTGTGATGATTATGGGAATTATTGAAGTGGTCGAGAAGGATATATCTGAGCTGAAATTCGCTCCATATAACCCGAGGAAGATTTCCGAAAAACAGATGGAAATACTGAAGAAATCAATCATGGAAAACGGAATCGTTGATCCTCTGGTTTGGAATCGCAGGACAGGATTCGTGGTTGGAGGAAATCAAAGATTAGCGGCTTTGATCGATCTCGAATATGAAAAGACGTGGGTGGCGGTTATTGACATCTCTCCAGAGAAAGAAAAGGCATTAAACTTGGCGCTAAACAAAATATCTGGGGATTGGGATACCCCTAAGCTAAGAGAACTGCTTGTAGAGCTGGATACAGGAGAATTTGATATAGAATTGACCGGTTTTACCGAGGTAGAAATTCAGGGGATAGTGGAACAACTGTCTTTGGAAGGTCTGTACTCTGAGATGGAGCTAAACGAGAAGAAAGAACCAAGGACGGTTGTCTGTCCTAACTGCGGGGAGACGTTCGAGATTTGAAAATCTATCTAGCTGGTCCTGACACAATGGTTTACTATTGCCCAGACCTTTCAAGGCAAAGACTTGCCGTAATGGGTTCGTTTATCTACACAACGGAACGAGTGCTCGAGTATTTCAAGATATGGGACTTATTCATGGATTCGGGGGCATATACTTTTGCTCAAAAGACCAGAAATGACATAACCGATTGGAATAGCTACGTTGATAAGTACGCCGATTTCCTCAAGGAGTACAACATAGATCGCTTTCTCGAGTTAGACATTGATAACCTAGTCGGCATCAAAGAGGTTGAGAGACTGAGGAAGAGGCTTGAACAAAAGATGCAAAAGCAATGCGTTCCAGTCTGGCATGACGGCAGAGGAGAACAATACTTTCATGACATGGCTAAGAATTACAGCTATATCGCAATTGGTGGGATAGCGAGCCAAGCGACAAACAAAAGAATTATCGGATGCAAGCTTTACAAAAAGTATGGAAATTGGTTTGCGGACAAGGCACATGAGTATGGAGCAAAGATACACGCCTTGGGTTTCACCGTTAAAGACATCCACAAGTTTCGTTTTGATTCGGTCGACAGCTCGTCTTGGACTGGTGGAGGAAGATGGGGGACAATCTACAATTTTGACGGATTTTCGCTTCGTACGGTGCACCCGACAAGAAGGCTGGACACTCGGACCGTTACAAAACATAACCTAGAACAGTGGATTTTGTATCAGAAATATGCAGAAGGTTTGGGATGAGGTGAAGCTATGGAAGTTGCATTGATAAGCGGAGGATTAGACAGTACCATTCTTGCCCTTCAAATACCCTCAGCGAAGAGGGTTTATATAGACTATGGACAAGAATATAGGGCAGAGGAAGAACGAGCAGTACAGAGGGTTTTTGACGTCTATGAGAAGATAGTAGTGAGCACGAGTACAGAACTCAAGGACATCTTCATCCCAAACCGGAATCTGACGTTCGCATCTTTGGTCGCAACGTACTACAATCCAGACATCATTTACATGGCAGGCTTAAGAGATGATTACGTGGTAGATAAAACTCCGGAAGCATTTCGAAGAATGTCAGCTATCATCTCGGATTTTTGCCAGAAGGAAGTGAAGGTAATCTCGCCTTACTGGCATTTGACTAAAGGGGAGATAGTTGAACAATTCTTGAAGCAGGGTGGAGATCCTGCGATACTAAATAACACATATTCATGCTACAAAGGCGTTCGTGGTGGTTGTGGCGATTGCCCAGCTTGCTTCAGGCATTTCGTTGCTTTGGAATCGAACGGCATTCCTCAGATTAAACCCACTTGGAGAATAACGGAAGAATATCTCAGGAAAATCCACCGCTATGATTCCAATAGAATTGCGAGAACGTTGATCGCTCTAAGCCACTTCTATAAGATAGCAGCTTTTGATATAGATGGCGTTCTATGTGAGGAAGCTGGCCCATACGAGGAAAGAAAACCGATGCCGGATGAGATCGACAAAGTAAACAATTTTGAAGGAATCGTTATTTTGTTCACTTCGAGGCTCGAAAGCGACAGAGAGGCAACAGAGAAATGGCTTGCAGCAAACAACGTTCATTATCATTCGCTGATAATGGAGAAAATTCCTTACCATTCACTTATAGACGACAGGGCGTGGGCGTATGAAATATGATTGGGCAAGTATAAAGAAGGACTACGTTCAAGGCATTGAAGCTAGCGGCGGTGTTATCTATCCGACTTTTGAGGATTTGGCAAAGAAATACGGCTGTAACCATGGTTATTTGCGGGTAAAAGCGGGAAGAGAAAAGTGGACCGACCAGCGAGACACTTACAAAGCAAAGATAGAACAGAAAATTATAGAAAACAGAACCAACAAGCTGGCGGCTCAACAGGCAGATTTTGATTTTGATGTCTTTCAAACCACGAAAGTTCTTATGAATATGACGAAGCTCCGAATAAAAGAGGTTGGGAATCAGGCGCAGAAAGGGGAATTGCCTTCTTTGAATGAGCTAGATCATCTTGCAAGGGTAGTGCGACACTTGCAGGAGATAGGAAAGAGAGCTCTTGGAGAAGAGGGAGTGATAGACGATTCCATTAAGATTCAGATTGAGAAGGTATGAGGATAAAGACGATTGGAAAGATTTATGATTGGCTGGAATTTTCTGGTGCAAGAATTAACATAATCTATGGCGGCGCAGGTTCTGGGAAGTCCTATACAATAGCGCAATTCTTACTTTTTGAGAAGTTTCTCAACGAAAGGAATAAGCGGATACTTGTGTCTAGGAAGACTAACCCGTCACTGAAGGATTCTGCGTATCTCTTATTCCTCGACCTGCTAAACGAGTATGGAATTCCGTATCAGCACAACAAAGCAGAACAGAATGTTTCATTCAACGGAAACCGCCTTGTATTCAGGTCTATGGACAATCCGGAGAAGATAAAGTCGTCCGAATATAACTACATTTGGCTGGAAGAAGCAACAGATTTCTCGGT